GACGGCACAAATTGAGATTGTTCGTTATTACGATGAAAGTCAATCTGTGCTTTATGTCCCTGAGCGCAATAACCTATTACTATCCCACGCTAAGAATCCTCTTGGCAAGATGATGGTTGTTGTTGCTAGGAGACCATCTATTGATAGTGAGATGCGTGGTCAGTTTGATGACGTGCTCGGTATTCAGTTGCTTCGTAACAGGTTCGCATTACTTGCGATGGAAGCAGCAGAGAAGTCCGTGCAAGCACCAATTGTTTTACCATCGGATGTCAATGAACTTGAAATGGGTGGCGATGCTGTTATCCGCACCGCTAACCCTGCTGGTGTACGCCGTGTTGATTTAAATATTCCACCTGGAGCATTTACTGAGCAGGCTTTACTACAGCAAGAATTAAGATTAGGGACACGTTATCCAGAGGGAAGAACTGGAAACATTGATGCTAGCATCATCACAGGACAAGGTGTGCAGGCACTTATGGGAGGCTTTGACACACAGGTCAAGTCTGCTCAGGCTATTTTTGCTTCAGCGCTGCGAGATGTTATTTCTGTTTGCTTTGAGGTTGATGAGAAGTTTTTTGATTATGAGAAGACTATCCGTGGCGTAGATGCTGGTAGCCCATATCAAATCACTTACAAGCCAAGCAAAGATATTAAGAAAGATTACTCAGCCGATGTTCGTTATGGAATGTTGGCAGGACTTAACCCAGCACAGGGTCTTATCTTTATGTTGCAAGCCCTCGGTGGTGGTTTAATCTCTACCGACCTTGCTATGCGTGAATTACCATTTGGTATTAACGTAACACAGGAACAAGAAAAAATTGAGATAGAAAATATGCGTAAGTCATTAGTGCAATCATTGCAGGCTTATACACAGGCTATACCGCAGATGGCTGTCCAAGGCGCAGACCCATCTACAATCATTAAGAAAATTGCTGATGTAATTAAATCACGCCAGAAGGGTGTGCCAATTGAAGACGCTGTTGAAGAAGTCTTCGCTCCAGAATTACCTCCTGCTGGCGCATCACAGGTTGAGCAAATGTCCCCTGCTCCCGCTGCGCCAGTGGGAGGCGCTCCTCAACCACCTTCACTACAAACATTATTATCCAGTTTAACTGCTGGAGGAGAAGCCAACGCTAGCGCAAGAACTGCTATACGGAGGTAACTATGGCACCGCGGAAAAAAAAACCACAACGCACACGTAAACCGCGTACTGTAGCAAATGAAGAATATACAGAGTTAGAAATGTATTGCATCTGGCTTAATGAATACTACAAGTCTTTACTTAAGGCAGGATTTACTAGCGAGTTAGCGTTAAGTTTTGTAATGGAAAAATCTTCTTACCCAAGTTGGGTAGCGTATAAAGCACCTAGCGAAGAAGAATTAAAAAAATACTTAGATGAAGAGGATGAGGATTAGTGGCTATTAGAGAAGAAGTTTCAGGTATAGGTTCTATGTCTAAAAGAACAGACCTAAATGTTTCTAAGCAGCCAGCCCGTTATATTTCTGGAATGCCTTATGGTGAAGGTCAGGCTACTTACAATCAACAAACTGCTGCACCTATGGCGGTTAATCCTTTAGCAGAAGTTGCTTCAGATGTTACGCCTATTACTGCGTTTACCCAACGTGCTAGCGAGCCAATTACTGCTGGTATTGATATGGGCGCAGGGCCTGGGTCTGAAGCAATGGCTCCTATGCCTATTATGGCTACACCATCACTGGCAGATACATTTAATCAACTTATTAAATTTGACCCAAGCGGAGATGCGGAATTAGTTTATAGACGACTTGTCGATGAAGGATACTAATGGCACAAACCGTAAATTACATTGTAGCCAAAACAAGCCCTAACTTATATGCTGCAGCAAAACAGGCTAATCTTTCACAAACTCAAGTAAATCAAATTGAACAATTTAGTTTTACTGCAGATAAAAATAAAAAATTATTACGTAAACCATTAGAAGTTGCACGTAAAGAATTTTTTGGACTAGACAAAGAAGTTCAAGAAATGCTGCGTTTTCTTTATCCAAATGCTGAATATGCCCAAGAAGCACCTGACACTGGGGATAAAATATTAGGTTTTGTTAAAGGCGCTGCAAAAATAGCAGCCAGCCCACTTATTGGTCTTTATAAGGCTGCAGGCACTTATGGCAGATTAATTAACTTACCATACTTGATGGGTCGTCAGGCTTCTCAAGGCGAAGGATTTTTTAATAAACAAACACTTACTGATGCTTGGGATGGTCGTAGAGTATTTGACGAGGATGCTCTTTTTGAAGCAGAACGTCAGTTTGGCAAAGACAACATAGAAATTGCTAAAGGTTTGCTTATGGGAAAAAAACCTGGAGAGATTATTGAATCTCAGGGAGAACTTACAGAGCAATTTCTTAATTCTTTTTCTAAAGCATTTAACAATGAACCAGAATTTAATCAAGTTATGGATGCTGTTAAATATGCACAGGTATCACCTGGTAGAGATTTAGCCCGTGTACTTAATACGCCAACACCTAACAAGGCTGATTACATTAATAAAACAACAAAGAATGTTTCTGGCTTTGTTGATTTTATGTACCAGATTGTAATTGACCCACTAACGTGGGTAACTGGTGGAGCGGCAAAAATACCTGGTCTTGCTGCTAAAGTAAATATGGGCGACCAAATGATTAATAACGTAAAACAATTTGGAACTTTAGGTATTAAAAAATCTTTTGAAGAATCTCCAGGATTACGTAATCATTGGGATAATGAAATTGGACCTTTAGTTAAAAAATTAGCCGAAGCAGAAAATCCTGCCCAAGAAGCATTTGCTATGCGGGAAATAGGAACTAAATATGCTGGTCACGAAAATACTGAATGGTTACAATTATTAAAACGAAATAAAATTTATAATGCCGAAAGAGCCGTAAAATATTTTGGCAATGATACTGACGCTGCTATTAATTTACTAGCAGGTCGTGTAGAAGGCACTCAGTATTTCCGTAATGGTGTTGCTACTGCTCGCAACCAACGCCGTCTTGATTTTGGTATGGGTCGTTTTATTGATGGAATCTTTAATCCTGCTATGTCAGAACAAGATGTTCTTAAAAAAGGTGAAGATACTTGGACAAAATTAACTCGCCTTGGCGATGAGGGTACTAACTACGTTAGTCCAGAGGTAGCAGACCTACAAAAGTTTGTTAAAAAAATGACCTTTACCGAACGAATAGGTCAAAAATTTGCACGTAACCCACAAGGTCGTGCTATTAAAATCGGTGAAGATGCAATTAAGACTGCAGACAATTTTAGAGATACTGCACGTCAAGTATTGCCACGCGATTTAGCAGATTTTTTAACAGTAAAGTTTATTAATGCTGATGCTAATGACCAAGTTGCAGTATTGCGTAGTCTTTATTTTTCAATTATGCAACGCTTTGGATTAGACGGACATCCAAAAGGTAAAGAATTTATTGATGCAGAACTTGCTTCTCATTTTGGCTCTAAAGAAGGTTTGGCTTTAACTGAAAAACTGCAGGTGCCTAAGCACCTTCAGGCTGAAGTAGGCAAGACTGGTGTTAGAGTTACCGATGAAGGTATTATTTATGACTCTGCTGGAATTATTCATCCATTTCAAGAGGCTAAATCAATCGGCAATTTGAATTATGTGCAACTTGCACAACTATCTTACGAGGTTAATCATAAGAAGAACTTAATTATGGCTGTAGGAAAAGGCGCTAGCCAGTCTAAGTTTGCTACTGATATGGTAAACGCTTGGACAATTCTTACTTTGTTTCCACGATTGGGTATACGAAGTGCTATTGATGAAGGTTTTATTTATTTATTAACTGCTCCAGCCCGTGATGTTTTCAACGCAATTCTTCCTAGGTATGCAGCAAAGGGTCGTGATGCAGGCAAGATTGCAAGTATGGTTACGGGTTCTAACACTGGTGAAGGTTTCCGCGAAACTCTTAAGGGTGCCATAGGTTTTACTCCTACATCTAAAAAAATTGCATTAAGAGACAGATTGCTACTTAAGAAAAACATTGCTGCTAGAAATGACATTAGCGATGAACGTATTTCTCAAGCAGAGTTGTTAGCAGATACCACAGACCTCGCAATTCGTATGTATGGTATTAATCGTTTAAATGACCAAGATTTAGATTTCTTTAAAGATTTAATGGTTCATAGTCAACACTCACTTAGTGGTGCTGCTGGTTCTTTAGCAGCCCGTGCTAACGTAACTGGAGGTTTTGCGCCAGAGGTTGCGGAACAATTGGTTGACCTAAACAACTTTGAAAAGTTTTTAAAAGAATCAGATAAAGTTAGTGGTCTAAAAGGAACTTTAGTAGATACTCGTGACCTAGAACGCTCTAAAGAATTTGGTGGCAAAGGTGTACAAGCAGTTCACTTTGAAAACTTTACTAAACGTTTTTATGGTAATCGCCGCTTTGTCAGAGGCATTGATGAAGAAACAAATGCAAAAACTATTTATCAGTTTAACCCTGTTCAGGCTTTTTTTGAGAACAATGGTCTAAAAACAGCAGATGACTTTGCTAAAGCAAAGCAGATGCTGCTACAGGATGTAGGTGTCGTAGCCAATAAGAAAATTATGAGCGAGTTAGGCTCTGACCTTGCTGCTGTATCACCACGTTATACTTACGGAATTAAAGACAATAAAGCACTAAATGATTTTTTATCTATGTCTGCTAGAAGTTCTCAGTTAGAACAAAAAGGTTTTTCTAAAATTGATGTTGCTGCAGACCAGATTGACCGTATCTTGTTAGATATGTATTCAACCTTTCACGGCAATGCTAATAAATTTAACGATAATTTGTTACAAAGAGTTCGTTCTTCTTTTAATAGTTACGGCGCAGAGGAAGCCCAAAAGGGCATTGATATTAAAAACAAGTGGAACCTGGCAATTCAATCACTTGAGTTTGATGAGTTTGCAAAATTAACAGATGGTTTTTCACCTAGTGGCAGAATGTATACTATGCTAGATATTGAAGGCGTAGTAGACGTTGAATCAGCATTTGCTAAATTAGGTAATAATATGATGGAAATTATGGACCGCCAAGTAACAGGTCTGCTTCGTCAACCAGCCGTTATGACTTCTTATTTTCGTATTCGTAAAAATTATCTTCAATTACAAAAACAAGAAACAAAAGCCAACATAAGAGGACAGTTAGATAATCTTAAAGAGCGCGGAATTAATGCAGACTCAATTAAGTATCGTAAACCAGATGGTACTCCAGTTACTTGGCTAGATGATATTACTGCAGATGTAACGGATATTGTGGCTAAAAAATATTCTGAAATTGCTGTTCAACAGGCTGCAGATACTGTTTTAAAGTTTGCTGATAATCCAAATATCCGCACTAACTTTGCTTTGTCTATTAGAAACGTAGGTCGTTTCTATCGTGCAACTGAAGATTTTTGGCGCCGTGTGTACCGCTTAAAGGATGCTAGTCCAAGAGTTCTTTATCGTATGCGCCTTATGCACACAGGCATTGAGGCTAACGGCGAAGTATTTGATGACGCTAAAGGCGACCCATATTTAGTAATGCCTATGGATGATGCAATCTTTAAGGCAGTAGAAAATGTAACCAGAACTTTAACTGGTAATACAGCATTTCAACAACCATTATTTAATGACATTACATTAAAACTAAAATTATCTAACCCATCTTTTAGTCCTGATGCTGGTATGCCTACTTTGTCAGGACCAATTGCAGCCCTTGGTATTTTAGGTATGAAACAAATTCTTGGCGCTACTGGAACTACAGGTAAGAAAGCAGCCGAAGAACTAGATAACTATGCTCTTGGCACAATAGGCGAAGGTATGGATTTAGTCCGTGCATTGGTTCCTTCTTCGTTGCAACGTGTCTATGCAATCTTGCCAGTTAATGAAAAGAATCGTCAAGAAGCAACTGCTGCTATGCAGGCTATTGCCTTTAATGCAGCCCAAGGTAACATACCAAAGGCTACGGATACAGCAGAGCAGAAGTATGAGTACTTAAAAAATATTCGTTTATCAGCCCATAATCTAATGGTTATGCGTTCTGTGTTAGGACTTATATCTCCGATTACTCCTACAATTCAGGAGAGCAAGGGTGTTCCTGATTACCTTAAGAAGGTAGGCATCACTGGTCTACGCCCAGAGTTTTATGATTTGGTTAATGCTATTACTAAAAAATATGGTGGAGATATTCGTGACCCATATGATTTGGCGGTAGCGACTTTTATTGGCAAGAACCCAGGTAAATTGATTTACACAGTATCTCGTGATGAAAAACAGACAAATGTAGTTATTCAAAAAACTAAAGAAATGAAAAACTGGTATATTCAAAATGAAGGTCTTGTTAAAAAATATGGCGAAGCAGCATTTATATTTTCTCCGCAAACAGGTGAATTTGATGCAGCGAGTTATGCTTGGCTAGAAGGTTCTAACTTTATTAAAAATAAAGACTTAGAAAAATATTATTTAGATGTTATGTTATCGCAAGATAAACAATCTTATTTTAATATTGCTAAAGAAGAAAATGAGGCTTTGTCTCAAACAGTTAGTGTTTCTGCAAGACGGGCAATTATTGAAACCGCTACTGCTCAACGGCAGGCTATGAAGGCTGCTAACCCATTTCTTGAATCAGCGATTACTGGTGGTGGTAATGAGATTGCTTCTGAAACTATTATGTTTCAAAGTATGGAACAAATTCTTACTGACCAAAAAGTAAATATTCCGCCAGCAACAAGGTCTAAGTTATTAGTAATTGCATCACAAATTCGTGACTTTATTAATATTGCACAAGACCCAGAAATTAGAGAAGCCAGAAACTTTGCAGATATTAAACGTCAACGCAAAGCAGATATTGAAGCCCTAATAGCACAGATGCTTGAGGGTGACTTAATAGTCAAAGAAGCCAATCGAGCAGTATTCCAGACCATTTTGGATTATTACTCCAGAGACACGTATAGGGTATAAAGTGGCAGAAAAAACAGTTAAGATACCTAAACCTAAAAAGGAACAAATCCTTTCTTGGCAACGCGCTGGTGTTAGCAATTGGCGTCTTGTATGGGATAAAAATTCTCGTGACTGGACTATTAAAAAATTAGAAGATGTTCCTTCCGCTAGCATTACCTATAAAGAATGGCAAGAAGGACAAACATCTTATGAAGCATCTACAACTAGTTCTACTCAAATGCCATCAGATATTACTAGGCGTGTTAGAGATACAAATGACCCATTAGCAGGGATTGTAGAAGAGTATGGTTTACAGTTAACTACTGACCCTCAAACGGGCAGAACAGAACTTAAGGGTTTTGCAATAGACCCTACGACTAAAAAAAGAAGTACAACAAGTTCACCTCATTACATATACTTAGACAGTAAAAATCAAATACAGATTTCTTCTGACTACGATATTATTAAGAAAAAGGCTATTGATGATTTAAAGTCAAGTGGTCAATTAGATGCTTTGTTTCAAGATTTATATAATAAAAAAAGAATCAGTAAAGATACTTTTGATTCAAGGGATATTTCAAGGTCTGATTTTAACGCAGCCTTACTTCAGTCTATAGAAGAATATTCAAAAACTGTTATTGGTAATCGCGAGTCAGGCACTACAACACAAGCCCCTAACTTTTTAAATTACTTAAAAGGTTTTGGCGGTGCTGGCGGAACAGGAATAGATGAATCAGATTTACCACGCCGTGAGTTTCAAGACATTAGCAGAGAACAACTTAATGCTTTTCTTGATAATATCTATCTTGAAACTATTGGCCGTAAACCAACAGAAGACCAACGCAGGTCAAAATTAAAAGAATTAAATAAAATAGTTAAAACTGGAATTGTTACCACTAAAACAGTTAGAGACGGAGAAGTCCAATTTCGTGAAAAAGGTGGCTTTGACGAAAGACAACAAGCCTTACAATTACAAGAGCAACTTAAAACAGAAAATCCTCTTGAATATGAACGCCGTCAAGCATTTGATTTTATGGATGAACTTCAAAAAGTATTGGGTGGTGGTATGTAATGGCTGAACCAGGCGTATTAACAGCAGCCCAACTTGCTGCTCAAACAAAAAATGCTGGTCTTGCAAATCCTGAAATAACTGAACAAATACAAATGCTTCTTGCCCTTAAAGGCATTGATAGTAAACTTGAACAGGCTTGGCAGTTATACCTTCAGGGTAATTATGATGGTATGCAGGCTGCTATTTTAGAAAGTAATTTTTACCGCAACAATAACTCTACCGCCCGCGCTAGAATACAGGCTAAAACATCACAGCCTGGTGTTTACACGGATGGACTTGATAAGTATAAATTGGCTACCCGTAAAAGCCTTGTGGCTTCAGGGCTTAAAATGGATGCTAAATTATTTGAAGGTTTAGCAGCCACAGCCTATGACTCTGGTATGTCAGAGGACCAATTAAAACAACTTATAGTTAGTTCTAATTTAGTAACTGGATATGGCGGAGCAGTACTAGGCGATACCGCATCTCTTAAAAATTATGCTAACTCATTTGGTGTAGGTAAATATTTAGATGATAAATACTGGGCACAAAAATCACAAGATTTATTTCTTGGTACTACAACTACAGAAGATATTGAAGATGAAGTTCGTAATCTAGCAGCCAGTGCTTTTCCTGGATATTCAGACCAGATTAAGGCTGGCATATCTGTAGATTCTTTGGCTTCAGCCTACAAAGGTGCTATGGCTAGCGTTCTTGAAAGAGACGCAGACTCTATTACTTATGATGACCCTAGATTACGTGCTGCTTTACAGTATGTAGATAAAGACGGTAAGCCATCAGTTAAACCATTATGGCAATTTGAAAGAGAATTACGTATGACTCCTGAATGGGAACTTACTAACAATGCAAGAACTACTGTGGATAACCTTGCTTATAAGGTGCTTAGTGATATGGGGCTTGTATAGTGGCTAAAAAAAGAAATCCTACTAAAATAGCAGTAGAAAAATTTTTAGAAGAAAGAAATCAAGTACCTGTGCCTTCTTTTGACCCTGCTCGTTTTCGTATGGGAGAAGAAAAAGATAGACCTTCTACACCTTATGACCAAAGAGCAGCAGATATTGCTGCATCTACTAAGGCTGCTGAAGCCGCACTTGCAGAAGCAGACCGTTTAGCACAACTAGCCCGTGAAGGTGAAGAAAAAGCAAAAGTTTTAGAACAATTAGATGCTTCTGAAGCAGCAAAAAAAGCAGCGGAAGAAGCAGCAGCAAAAGCAAGGGCAGATGCAGCCGCTGCAGCCGCTAAAGCAGCAGCAGATGCTGCAGCAGAACAAGACAGACTTAAAGCAGCACTAGATGCAGCAAATAAAGCAGCAGCAGATGCAGCAAATAAATCTGCAGCAGAAAAAGCAGCAGCAGAACTAGCAGCCAGAAATGCTGCAGCAGCATTGGCTGCTGCTAACGCTGCACTTGCAGCAAAAGGCAATTTGAATGTGGCTGGTAATGTATTTATACCAGCAACTCCTGCTGCTGGTGGTATGGGTGCTGCCGATATTTTGGCTAAACAATATGCCGAGGCTCAAGCACAGCGCGAAAAAGACCAGCAAATGCAACGTCAGTCAATTATTAGCATTATGTCTGACAGACTTACACGTTATAATCTAACTGGACTTATTCCTACAATTAAACGTCTTGCTCAAGAAGGAGCAACTGAATCTACAATTACTTTGGCTTTGCAAGAAACAGAAGATTATCAACGTAGATTTAAAGCCAATCAAGACCGTATTAAAAAAGGCTTACAAGTTCTTACCCCTGCTGAATATCTTAATTTAGAAGATAGTTATCGTCAGACTTTACGAGCATATGGTCTTAATCAGTTTGATACTGATGATTATGTTAGCCAGTTTATTTCTAATGATGTCTCCGCAGCAGAACTTTCTAATCGTGTAGTAACCGCTGTCCAGAGAGTTCGTAATGCAGACCCAGCCATAGCCAGAACATTGCGTGATTATTATGGCATTGGAGATACTGACCTTGTTGCTTATGTTCTTGACCCTAATCAGCAATTTCCTAAGATTCAAACACAGGTGGCAGCAGCAGAAATTGGAACAGCAGCCAGAATGCAAGGCTTACAACCTGGAGTTGCTGTATCTGAGCAGTTGGCTAGACAAGGTGTTACTCAGGCTGAAGCACAACGTGGCTATGCAACTATTGCAAATATTTTACCTACCGCTGAAAAATTATCTCAGATTTATGGCAATGGTCTTGAAAGTTATGGCCTTGCCGAAGGAGAGCAAGAAGTATTTAATAGTCTTGCATCTGCTCAACGTAAACGCCAACGCTTAACAGAACGTGAAATAGCAGCCTTTGGCGGTGCTAGTGGTGTTGGAAGAACATCATTAGGCACTCAAATAGGCGGTACATACTAGATTCCTGACACGGACCGACCAGCCCCGTGCAGTGTACAAGACTGGTAGCAAGAGCCAGCCTGCCCTCCCCTGAGCAGAACTGTGGCTTGCGACTAACAACGAATAGAAAGGGTGGTTGCTATGAGCAACAACTACTGGGATGACGAAGAAGACGAGGTAGAAGTACCTGAACATCAACTAGATGGCGATGCTTTAGTTAAAAGACTAAGGAAAGCCAAACGTGCTGATGAGAAGCGTATCAAGGAACTAACCGAACAACTTGAAGGATTCGTCAAGGAAAAGCGGCAACAAACTGTCTCCGAAGTCCTGGCTAAAAAAGGAGTAAACGCTAAGGCTGCACGCCTTATTTTGAAAGATGTAGAGGATGCCACAGAGGAATCTATTGATTCTTGGCTCCGTGATAACGGAGATTTAATCGGCTATACCCCACAGGTTCAAAATGAAGATACGCAGAAAGACCTTGCGACATTACGTCAGCAAGATATCTTAACTCAAGGCGGTATGACTCCAGACAAAGCCGTAGATATGAACACGCGTTTAGATAACGCGGGTTCGATGGATGAACTTATCCACCTTCTACGCAATTCCTAACCGTTCATAGTCACTTGGAGGTGACGAAACCTAATGTCTAACCAATTTATATCAACCGCGAGCACTTCTCTCGGTGGAACAGTTGGCGCCGCAGGTCTAGTTCAGAAGGCGTATGACCGTCTTCTAGAATTCGCTCTCCGTTCAGAACCACTACTTCGTTCTGTCGCAGATAAGCGTCCTGCCCGTCAAGCAATCCCAGGTTCAACTGTAGTGCTACAGCGCTATGTTGACTTGGATGCAAAAACTTCAACACTAACAGAAACTACTGACCCAGATGCAGTCGCAATGACGACTCCAACTTCAGTAACCATTACTCTTAATGAGTATGGTAATGCTGTTCTTGTTACCCGTGCTCTTGAGTTATTCTCATTAGCAGATGTAGACCCAGCAATTGCAAATATCATTGCATACAACCTTGCTGATTCTATTGACCAGGTTGTTTCAACAACTCTTATCGGCGGAACTAACGTAATTTATGGTGGTAGCACTGCTACAAGCACCGCAACAATTACAGCAGCCGCAACAATTGATTCAGCAGACATCCGCAAGGCTGTC